TGACTCAACTCAATTTATATGACGACTATTATACTACAATAAAAGGGGTCTGTCAAGTCATTATTCTATAAAGTCCGATAGGTCTGAGTCTACATTCACCGCACGTCGTTTACGTTTCTTCTCTTCTTTGACGTACTCTTTGAATTCGCTGTCTGCACTTTTTACGACATCAATTCTCTGTCTAAGTGTATCAACGAAGGGGGAAGTTTGTTGTTGAAACATTCCGTCATCATCATCACCCAAGAACTCGCTGATATCTGCCTCAGCGATATACTTCATCTTGATGTCTTGTTGTTTCTTTTCTTTTTGAATACGACGAAGGAATGCGTACCATGATATCTGTGTGAAATATGCGAATGCATTTGGTTTACCAGAACGAGTGGCCGCTTCAATATCATAGTTCTCAATCGCTTTGAGGCAGTTCTCCACTGCGTCCATGACCATCTCTTCACGATAGGTGTAACGAACAAAGTTTGCCTTGTGAGAGAGACCCTCTGCGATCTTCAGAAAACAGGAGGCGATGTAGTTAGTTACTACCGGATGAGGTTCTCCATCGTTTTTAGCTTCATGCACTGAGGTACAGTATTCGACGACTGCGTTTGAGAAGTCTTTGTTACTTACGTAATGCGGTTTTTCTTTAGGTTTCATAATGTATACCACTCATTTGATTTAGTACGTATTATACCAAAATATTACTGGTCTGTCAATTGGTTACTATCAACTACTCTTTTTCTTAGGTCACTAGATGAGAATCTGTGAGACCTTTCATTGAAGTATAACTGTATGCCGCGTTTACGGCAAATATCTTTTCCTGTGAAATCTAAATCTCGATACTCCTCACCCATGATACGCAAGTCTATTTGGTACATAGAAAGAATATCTTCTAGGTCTTGTTCAGTAACATAGGGAATGATTTCGTCGACATACCCTACAGAGTTCAACTGGGTGTATCTTTCAACAATGGATTGTACTGGGGGATTTTTATAGTCACGATCAAGAGAAGGGTCTACTTGTAGTCCGCAAATAAGATAGTCGCAGTGTGCTTTTGCGTCTCGTAACATAGAGACATGACCCGCATGAAGAAGGTCGAATGATGAACAAGTGAATCCTACTATCATAGTTTACTGTGTTCTTCACGTAACAAGGATTCTGCCTCTTTTACACTGACATCTAAATTATAGTGTAACGAAATATATTTTGCATACCGTTCAAAGTCCAATGACTTACCAAGGACCTCTCGAACTTTAATCTGTACAGCGTACCCCTCGACCTCAGATCGTAATCGATATGATTTATTGAACTGGTACCATATAGGGTGTGTGCAGAAAGTTCGCCAAAATTGACGCACATGAACTTTCTCATGTTCTATGAGTGCTTGATTATTTTTATGCGCTGGACGAACAAAGATGATAAACGCAAACACAAAAGCAGCGAATCTCTTTGGTATAAAGGTACTAAGTGGGATAATTATATAAGGATACATTTTTTTATCACTTGCTATTGACAAGTCCTATTTTATAGTGTATAATCTATTCTGTCGCCACAGGGGTGAATATACCCCTAATTCATTAGCATTCCATCAACATCTGAGTCCATTTCTTCTTCAGACGAATCACTGGACTCTTTTTTTCATCTCATCTAACCAATCATCTAAGGTATGAGGTGGTTCATCAAAGTCATCATCTAACTCAGCATAATTCTCTTCTAGGTAAAGAGCCATTTCCTTTAGAGCAGTCTGATACTGTTCGACCATCTCTTTTGAAGGAATCGCAAGAGACATAATCTTATCGGTAAAAATAAGAATACAATTTAGAGGTGTGTCTTGGTACACCATATACGTTTTGAACGTAAAGAATTTTTCTCCCGACTTCAATGTGTTCTGCATCAAACTCATCGCATTGTTTACTACTATAGATTCGGGGGACTCATCTAACACGTCACAAATAAGTTCCTCACCCGTTACTAATTTCAAATGTCTAACCGAAGAACTCATTGTCATCCTTTTCTACTCTTATGGGTTTTAGATCGATAGGGTAAATCTTATATTTAAACCCTTCTTTAGTATATATCTTGATTCTTTCTGCACTATGTTTCAAAGTAAAATTCTTATGAGACTTAACATGGAGATCGTCAGCGATATCAATAAGCTTAGTAGTCCTACCATCGTCAGACTGACGAAGACCCCTGCCAATCGATTGGAGTACCTTAACTTGGGACTTGGATGGAGTCGCGAATACAATATTATGCAAGTTGCGGATGTTGATGCCAGTGCTGAAAGTGCCAAGAGAGGCAACAATAATAGCGTCATTTTCTTTTTCTACGATACCTCGTATCTGTTCACGATCAGTGGCATCCACCTCACCAGACACATAGAATACTTTGCGTCCTTCCGGTGAAAGACCTTTGATCATTTCATACAACACCTTTCCGTGCTTCTCTACAAACTGAAACATAACTAAGGTATTGCCCTTTTGATCCAACGCAATCTTACTTATAAACTTATTACGTGGTTCGTATGTGACAATGTAATCAAGTTCATCCTGATACTTCTTGTCTTTCATCATGTTACATACATCACTGTGGTATCGCAACAAGAGAATAGAGATGTCCAGTTCTGCAAGTTGTTTATTTTTCTGCAATTCCACGGTGCGTGTGACCGTAAATGTGGGCCCGAATAAACCTTCTAAAACAAGTTTATTTGTTTCAGTTCCGTCTAGAGTACCCGTTAGACCAAACCTGTATTGTGCTTCAGTACACTTATCCATCATAGTGGACAACGACTTTGCTTTGAAAAGATGTACTTCGTCACCGAAGACAGTGTTGAATTGTTCGAACCAATCCTTACCGAACTTGTAGATTGATTGCCATGTAGAAATTATGACGCGCTTGTCCGTAACCTTCTCTTTACCAGAGTAGATCTTATGGCAGAATTCATCGACATCGTACCCATAGTCTGCGAAGTCTTTGTACATCTGTTCCACTAGGGAAGTAGTAGGGACTACAACCAGAAGTTTTCCGTCAGTGACCTCATAGCAGTACCGAAGCAAGTTATAAATGATAAATGATTTCCCGCTACCAGTAGGACTAAGTAGTATACAGCGTCGGTGTTCAACGCCGTGAGAAATAGCTTTGTACTGATAGTCCCTAGGCTTGAAGGGAGCATCAAGAACAGATAAAAACTCAACCAGAGCAGGGTGATCGATATCGTCTCTAAACGACGGTATTCCATACATTTCATGTTCGAGTATCTCAAGTTGATAAAAACGATCGGCACAAAAACGACGTAGGTGTTGATATAAACCCACGTTCATTTGTTTAGACACCATATTGTAAAGTTTCACTTTACCGTCCCAGTGTCTAGACTTATACGCTGGCATGAACTTATAGCCAGGCACGAAGAAAGAGAAGTACTCCCTCAATTCGTTTTCTTGTGCTGGATGGGCCTCTACCATAAAATGGGAGTGGTCTTTCATCCTGATTCGTATCTTATTATCCACCGGCTTCGAACTTTCTCCACTCAATCATGTTCTTGATAGTCTGGTGTCTCCACTTGAGAGTATCAACAATCTCTGTTGTGGTACTTAGCACTTCTTTAAGATACGCTAATCGTTCTTTTGATTTTTGGATTTCAAGATCAGCGTCATAGTATAAGTCCATGTCACCTTTCAAAACCTTCAATCCGTTAAATGGGTCTAGGTCCCATCCCGTAGAACGAAGTTCCTCTTCGTCCATCTTACCATTATAATATTTCCATTTCTGTAGAAGTAAAGTCTTCTGTGCATTCTCTGCACGTTCGATCTGTAATTTTGCTAGAGACCGATACCGCATATATTTCGCATGTAACATTGGTGTTTGTCGTGATATTTCATCCAGTTGGTGCTTAGGAATATCACAATCTTCTTTCCATTCTTGTTGAATAGATTCTAAATCCATAATACAAACTCAAGTAAATAATAATAATATATAGTATAACACTAAGTCGTTATAAAATCAATACAATCTTGCCAATAATCTAAGTTATGACCTAACATGTAACTGAGGGTCAATCTATAACAGTTGGTCCTTGCGGCATGGTAAACCACATCACCAGAACCGTATGCGCCAAAGTGTCCCGCCTTGAGATTCCATCCTTGTTCGTCCTGAACAGTAATGACCTCTTGGGTCTTTGGTTCTACATACTTGAACCACCCATCACCTTTTTCAGACCAAGTGAAGATAAGGTTGAACGCAGATGCATTTGCGTTATTGTGCCAACCAATAAAACCTTGGGGTGGGTATAGAGTAGAGAGTGCGCTGTGTTGTACACCCAGCTCTTTGGTCAAAGTTGAATTCAAACCTTCCCACGTCTTATTATATTCTTCTGGGTGAGTGCCATTGTAGTGGCCTGGTTTGATAGGATGACACACCGAATTTGATGCACCGCCATCATGTTTTTCACCCATGTTGATGATGCGCCACATTTCGTCTTCACCAGTATAGTGGTCCGCCATGCCCATCATCTCCGGAAACATGCATGTGTTACTCAGTTCCGGTTGGTATAACTCACGGTAGGTATACCGAAAGTCTTCAAGAATGCTTAGTACTTCCGGATTTCTGATTGTAAATTTTTGGAGACTCATGACAGTACGAATTCACTAAACCTGAAACTACACTCGAAGTTCAAATAAGTCACATCTGCTGTTGATGATGCTAACTCAATAGAACCTAACGATACAGGTACGCAGTTCTTGTATAGGATTTGTGCACAGAAATTATTATGACTGGTTAGGACGATGACCTTGATGTCATGATATGGGTTTCCTTCTCCATACACAGAATCTTCTAACCATTTCTGCATTTCTTTGTATGCGGTCAAATCCTCGTCTAAGATTAGGCTCAGAGTAAGTTCACCGTAGTTTAGTGTATCACCCGCAACAGGTAGTCCCTGAATTCTAGGTATACCAACTTCCACGGCAGAAACTTGAGTGCCTGGATGTTGTATTGACTGCGCGAAAAATTCTAAGTTGCCATATTTCTCGCGTTCTACTATAATGCGGAACCCTGTAGGTTGTAAGAAATTCTTGTTATCTGTTAGTGCCATGATGTGCCCTCTGTATCAATTTATTTATACAGGTTGATAAGTGCCTTCCTTGGCGATATTACTCTATTCCTCTTCTGGTGAAGTTGCATCTGTGCCAGTCTTGTCTGCAACATCTTTAATCAAATTAGATGTTACATCCAACACACCTGCGGTCACACCAAAGACATCGGAACCGACACCT